CGAGCGTTCGTCGTCGAACAGCAAATGATGATCGAACAATTGCTCGAGCGAGTCGGCGATCGGTTTCAGCGCGCCGTCGCCGTATTGTTGGTTCTGTTGTTCGGTGTTGTTGAAAGTCGCCTTGTCGAGTTCGCCCAGGCGGTGCGGCGGCACGCCATACAGGCGGGCGATCTCGAGAACCTGGAAGCGGCGCGTCTCGAGGAATTGCGCTTCCTCGTTGGTGATCGCCATCCGTTCAAACTTCATCCCCTCCTCGAGGATCGCGGTTTTGTGCGCGTTCTGGACCCCGGCGTGCGTCTCGCGCCAGGAATTCGCGAGACGGTCGGCGGCTTCCTTCGACAGTTTGCCGGGATGGCTGATCGTGCCGCCGATCTGGCCGCCCTGGCGGAACAGGATGCCGCCATGTTGTTGCGTCGCCAGCGCGAGGCCCACGATGTCTTGCGCGATCGCGATCGGCGAGGCGCCGACGTAGCCGTCGAGCGATATGTTCTTGACGTGGATCATGTCGTCGGGCGGCACGATCAGGCCGTCACCCAGGCGGCGCGAGTTGATACGATACCAGAGTTCGCCGTCCTCGGTCAGCATGATTGAGCAGCGATCCGGCGCGATCGGGACCAGCTCGACCGGGTTCGCGTCCTTGTCGCGTTCGACGACGACGAAGGCGTTCCCGCGCAGACAAAGCGACGTCATCAGGTAGCTGATGAACTCGTAGCGGGTCTGCCAGCGGTTCGGACGGCGAAACAGCTTCGTCAGGGGATGTTGTAGTTCGCGCCGGTATCCACCGCCCACGAGGGCGCGGCGGACGAACGGCTTCAGCATCGCCATGTCCTGGCTGATCATGCGGATACACGCATAAACCGCCGACGCCTGCAGTGCCGTGAAGGGCGTCACCGGGACCCCGGTGTTCGAGGCGTAGCCTCCAAGCGCGGCGTAGAGCATCGGTTGCGGCCAGCCCAGCCCGCCCAGCGTCGAGGTCACGGCGGCGCTGTCCTTGGTCTCGATCGTCGGCTCGATGCGCGTGGCGGGGGTCGAGGGTCCGCCCAGCAGGTAGTGCCCAAGGCGTTCGCGGATGCTCATGTTCGGGTCATCCCAGCGTGATCAGCCCCCGTGTCTCGTAAACCGAGGTCGTGTCGACGGTGTTCATGGCGTGCGCCATCGCCATGATCAGGGCGATCGCGGCGTCGATCTTGTTCTCGGGGCGCGCCTTGCGGGGATAGACGTTGTCGCGGGCGTCGGTGTGGCCGACGACGTTGCCGACGCACCAGCCCAGCGGCCCGTTCATGTCGTGACGGATGCGGCCACCCCGGATCGCGGCCTCGAGTTCGCGGGTCGGCGGATTGAAGTTGAGCGCGTTCGAGCGGAATTCGTTACAGGGCACGCCGTTCGCCATGAGACGTTGCGCCATGTGAACGGAGTTGAACGGATCGAAGGCGACGGAGAGGACGCGGAAACGCGCGCACATGTCGAGGATGTCCGCCTCGATCGTCGCGAAGTCGGTTTCGTTCCCCTGCGTGATGATCAGTTCGTTGTTCGCGGCCCATCCGGGATAGGAGGGGTTCCGCGCTTCCATCACGGCGGCTTCGTTCAGGTAACAACGGGCGAAAACGGAGAACAGCAACGCTTCCTTGCCGTTCGCGTCGATCACATGTTCGGGGAACACGGCGACGACGGCGGCGAGATCGGCGCGCGAGGCGAGGTCGACGCCGATGTAGCAGTCGCGGCCCTCGAACGCGGATATGTGCAGCGCGGGATCACCGCAGGCGTTCCATGCGCGGGTTGAAAACAGGGCTTCGTCAGCGCCGACCCAGACGTTGAGGTGCCGGGTCCGCGCCGAGGCTTCTTGCGAGGGATTGTTGCGGGCCTGTCGCATGATGGCGCGGATCGCGTCCGGTTGGACGGAATGGCCCCAACCGGGGTTCGCCTTGATCCAGGTCGACTCTTCCCACGGGTCGTCCTGGTCGTCGATCGAGTAGATGATGCCGAACAGGCGATCGTCATCCTGCCCGCCGGTCACGACGCGCATCAGGTAGTCCCAGACCTGTTTGCCGATGCCGGAACTGTTCGAGGTCGCGGTCGAGATCGACAGGAGGAACGGCTGGCGGCGTTTACCCATGGCGGTGATCAGCGCGTCATAGACCTCGCTCGTGCGGTGCGATCCGATTTCGTCACAGACGGCGACGGCGACGTTCAGACCGTCGAGGGCCTTGGCGTCGGACGATATCGGAATGAACTTGCTCGCGGTCGACTCCTGAAAGATCGAGTTCGTCAGGACACCGACGCGCCACTCCTGTTGCATCTGCGGGCAGCGGCGGACCATGTTTTGCGCGGTGTCGAACAGGATGCGCGCCTGATCGCGGGTCACGGCGGCGGCGTAGCCTTCCGCTCCACCTTCGTTCTCGCCGAACGTCATATACATCGCGAGCGGCGCGGAGATCGTTGTTTTACCGTTCCCTTTCGGCACATAGACGACGGCCTGACGAAAGCGGCGCGTGTCGGGATGTTCGCGTTCCTTGAAACCGAAGATGTTGGCATAGGCGAACTTCTGCCAGTCCATCAGGCGGATCGGTTTGTTCGCTTCCGGTCCCTTGATGTTCGGCATCTGGGTCGCGAACAGCATCGCGCGCGTCGCGGCGGTTTCGTCGAACAGCCAGCGCGTGTCGCGTTTCTTGGCTTCGCGGTGATCGCGGAGGAAACGCTCGCACGCCATGCGGGCGTGGATCGAGGCGGCGGTCGGGTCGTCGGCGATCCGGCGCGCGTAGTCGAGCGCGTCGCGCGTGAAGGCGCGGGGGTCGTCTCCGGGAGGGGGCGCGGGTCGTCTACTTCTTGCCACCCGGTATGACCTGCAGCGCGGCCCATGGGTTCTTGACGGGGTCGATCTCGGGCGGCGCGGCGTCGGCGTGCGCGTGGAGTTTCAGGCGCGGGCGGGCGGCGGGGGAGAAGCCAAGTTCCTGCGCGGCGCGGAACAGCGTTTGCGCGGTTTTGTCGAGGATCGAATTATACGGCGAGGGTTCCAGACCGTTCGGACCCTTCACCAATAGTTTCAGTTTCGTATCTTGATCGAGCAAGGCTTGCATCAGCATCGCCGTCCGGTGGCGGTCCTCGGCGTCGACCCAGACGCGCAACATGGTCCGATCGATCAGCTTGACGACGCCTTTCGGCATGTGGGCGATGGCGTAGCGCCATCCGGCTTCCTGGCTGTCGGTCAGGTCGGGCGGGGGTTCCTCGAGGTCGCCGAGCGGCAACGGCTCGAACTGTCGGTCGCGGCCATGGTTCGTCGCGTTGTAGGTGCCATGGAGTTTGTGCAGCGCGGTCGGCTTCGGGCGGCGGCCCATCAGCGATCACCAAACCCGATCGGGGCGAGCGGATGAAAGCGCCCCAATTGTTCCCAGAATTGCCGGGAGGCTTCGTTGAGCGCGAGGCCATCCGGGATCACGACCTCGCCCGTCGCCAGGTTGATCCGCAGGCCGCACGACGCGAACGTGAGCCATTGCGTCGGCTCGATCGCATGGAGCAAGTAAAGGGAGCCATCCGTGGTGGCCCAAGGTGATTTGGTGATGTCACTCATGTCAGTTCCCAATCTCCACGTTCCATTGCGATCCGGCGCGTTCGACGGCGCGCACGAGGCCCGGATAGGTTTTGCACAGGCGGCGGATGCAATCGCGTTCGATCGATTGCGTGCGGTAATCGTGACAACCGCCCTTGTCGTGCCAGTGCGAATTCGTCCAGTTGAGATATTGCGCGCAGACGACGGCGCCGTCCTCGGTGATGCAACGGGCGCAGAGTTCGTAATCCTCTTTGACCGCGTAACTTTCGTCGAAGCGGACGCGACCGTCGTTCACGATCCCCATGCACGAGGCGGTGATATAGGAACGGAAGCGAAACGGGTAATACGGATACACGGAACGGGTCGCGCCGTCCGTCGAGACGCCAAAGATACGCAAGCGCAATTGTTCGGTGATCGCGAACAGCTTCGCGAATTCGGCGAGCCATGTCGGTTCGTCGAGGGACACGCGCATCGACTGACGGGCGAGTAGCTTCGTGTAGCCCTGCATCCGGACGTCGTCGTCGATCATCACGACACGGGTCGATCCGGCGTTGTCGAGGATGTAGTTCCGGGTCGCGGTGATGCCGCGCACGGTGTCGGGCACGGGGACCACATTGCGGGCGCCCGCGGCCCTGTAGGCGGGGGCCTCGAGGGCGGGCACGTAGACGTGACACGAGGGGAGGACGTCCTGCGTGCGCACCTTCCCGGCGCGGCCCTTGGAGGGGACGGCGACGTGGAGTCTACCGGCGGGCGGTTTGGTCATCGATCGAGCATCGCGAGGAGGTCGCCGGCCCGCACGACGCGCTGCGTTCCGACGTCGTCGAGGATCGAGCCCTTCTTGTATCCGCCCCGGCGCACCGGGGTCAGGGACAGCGCGACCTTGAGGCGCTCCCATTCGTCGAGGTCGGCGCACATGATCACGCAATACTCGCGGGCGGGTTCGAGTTGGAGCGCTTGCGGCAGGTCGTCGGGCGCGTCGCGGGCGGCGAGGTCGGCGGCGTCGAACCCGATCGTCTCGAGGTCGAGACCGTGTTGCGCGAGGTCGGCGAGTTCGACGCGGAGGAGTTCTTTGTTCCAGGTCGAGTGCGTCGCGATCTCATTGTCGGCGATCATGTAGGCGCGTTTCTGCGTGTCGGACCATCCGCGCGCGACGACGACGGGAATCTCGCCAATTCCGAGTTGACGGGCGGCGAGGACGCGACCGTGACCAGCGATGATGCCGTCGCCTTCGTCAACAAGCACGGGAACGGTCCAGCCCCATTCGCGGATCAGACCGGCGATCTCGGCCACCTGCGCGGCGGTGTGACGGCGCGCGTTGCGAGCATGCGGCACGAGCGCGTCGACGGCGCGGCGTTCGATCTGGTCGGCGGGCCACGCGGGCGCCTCAGTTTCGCCCATAGCCTAACCGTAAAAAATCAGT